GGCCGACACCGAACGGAAGCGCCTCTTCATCGGCTCGGACGTGGAAATGTCGCGGCGCGTGCGCGAGGATCTGACGGAACGCCTCGGGCGCATCGTTCATGCCGAGGGCGAGTTCTGGCGCTACGGCGGCACCCATTGGGAGGCGATCCCCGATCACGAGTTGAGCCTGCCCGTCCACGCCTATGACGGCGCCGGGTTCCTCACGCCCGCGGGCGAGCCCTCGAACGTCAAGCTCACCAAGACCCGCGTCGACTCGGTCCTGCACGAATGCGCCGCGCTCTGCGCCGAGCCAGAATACTTCGAGAAGCCGCCCGCGGGCATCAACTGCGCCTCGGGCTTCATCCGCTTCGACGCGGAGGGGGTGCCGCACCTCGAGCCGCATCACCGCGAGCATCGCTGCCGCCACACCCTGCCCGGCCATTGGCAGCCCGGCGCATCCGGCACGCCGCCCGCAGGATCGCTGCTGGCGAAGCTGCTCGCGGGCAGTTTCAAGGGCGACCCCGACGCCGAGGCGAAATGCGCGCTGCTCGCGGAGGTCTGCGGCGCGGCGGCGCTCGGCTACGCCACCCGGCTGATGCAGCCGCGCGCGGTGGTGCTGCACGGCAAGACCGCCGAGAACGGCAAGAGCCAGGTGCTTGAACTGGCCCGCGGCCTCCTGCCCGAAAGCGCGATCTGCTCGGTCCCCGCCTCGAAGATGGGCGACGAGCGGCATGTCATCGGGCTGGTGGGCAAGCTGCTCAACGCCTCCGACGAGCTCTCGGCCGAGGCCATCGCGTCCGACACCTTCAAGGCGGTCGTCACTGGCGATCCCATCGAGGGGCGCGACGTCTACAAGAGCCGGGTCGAGTTCCGCTCCGTGGCGCAGAACCTCTTCGCCGCCAACCAGCTGCCGAGCTCCAAGGGCGGGGTGGACCGGGGCGTGCAGCGCCGCCTGCTGCTGATCACCTTCACGCGGACGATCCCGCTGGAGGAGCGCGTCGAGGACATCGGCAAGCGCATCGCGGCCGAGGAGCCGGACCTGCTGCTGGCATGGGCGGTGGAGGGCGCGTCGCGCCTGATCCGCCAGCGCAACTACGCGATCCCTCAGAGCTGCCACGAGGAACTCCTCGAATGGGTGCTGAGCGAGGATCCCGTCGCCGCATGGGTGGATGCCTGCGTGAAGGTCGTGCCCATCGTGAACGGCGGGCCGACCATCGCCACGCGCGACGCCCACCTCCGCTTCCAGAACTGGGCGCTGGCCGAGGGCTACAAGCCCGAGAAGTTGCCCGCCATCAACGGCTTCGTGCAGCGCGTGCAGGCCCGCGTGGCGGGGATCCAGCACAAGCGCACCAGCTCCGGGCGGTTCTTCGTCGGCCTGACGGTGACGCAATGGTGACGCACCAAACGGGCGATTTGGCCCCTAACCCATTGAGAGTGTTGAGATGACGCACTTTGGCTCAAACATTTTGATAAGGGGGAAATCCCTCTCCCCAATCATCATCCCGTTCCCCCCTATTCAAAAGGATGCCGGGAGAGGTGCGTCATCTCAACACTTTCAGGGGCTTACGTCCGAAACCCCGTCATTCCTGCGTCACCCGTGCGTCACTCGAGGGGCCGAGCCCGCCCGCCCGAAGCGGCGTCAAGGCGGAACGATCGGGAAAGCGGCGGTTCCTCCCGGGCCGATCCGTATGTGGGGACCCGCAGCGCATTGCGTCGCCAGCGTGAGGGCCGGTCATGCCTAAACTCGACGGGACCGAGACCAAGACAGCTTTCGCCGCCCGGGTAGGGCTGACCAAGGGGCGCATCTCGCAGCTGGTGGCCGAGGGGCTGCCGGTGCGCAGCGACGGGCGGATCGACGTGGCCGAGGGGCTGGCCTGGATCGAGACGAACCTCGACCCCGCCCGGCGCTACAAGGGTGGCGCGCCCACGGCCACCACCCGCACCGCCACGCTGGCCGAGGCCAAGCGGTTGCACGAGATCGTCAAGGTCCAGCGCGCCCGGCTGGCCTTCGAGCGCGAGCAGGGCAAGCTGATCGACGCCGACGAAGCGCGGCGCACGGTTTTCGCGCGCGCCCGTGCCGAACGCGACGCGCATCTGGCGTGGGTCCAGCGCACAGCGCCCCTGCTAGCGGCTGAACTTGGCGCCGATCCCCGCGCCACCTTCGGCGCCCTCGACCGGCTGATGCGCAAGCATCTCGAACACCTGGCCGACCTGCCGCTGGGGAGTTTTGGCGATGGTGCCTGACATCGACCTTGCCTGGCGGCGCGGCATCCGCCCCGAACCACCGATCCCGGTCTCGGACTGGGCCGACCGGCACCGCATCCTGCCGCCGACCTCGGCCGAGCCCGGACGCTGGCGCACAGATCGCACCCCATATCTGCGCGCGGTGATGGACGCGCTCTCGACCGCCAGCCCCTACGAGCGGGTCGTGCTGATGAAGGGCGCGCAGACCGGCGGATCGGAGGCGGGACTGAACTGGCTCGGCTACATCATCCAGAACGCGCCCGGCATTGCGATGCTGGTCATGCCCTCGCTCGACATGGTGCGCAGGAACACCACCGTGCGCATCGACCCGCTGATCGAGGCGACACCCGCGCTGCGAGAACTGGTCGCCGCGCCCCGCTCCCGCGACGCGGGCAACAGCCTGTTCCGCAAGTCCTTCCCCGGTGGTCAGCTGGTGATGACCGGCGCCAATTCCGCGGTGGGGCTCCGCTCCACACCCGTCCGCTACCTGTTCCTCGACGAGGTGGACGGCTATCCCGGCGACGCCGATGGCGAGGGCGATCCCGTCGATCTGGCCATCCAGCGCACCGCAACCTTCCGCGGGCGGCGCAAGATCTACATGGTCTCCACGCCCACGCTGAAAGGCCATTCCCGCATCGAGGCGGCGTTCGAGCACAGCGATCGGCGGTTCTACCACGTCCCCAGCCTGCATTGCGGCGACATGGCCCCGATCACATGGGCGCGCATCCGTTGGCCGGAAGGGCGGCGCGACGCGGCCTATCTGGTCTGCGATGCCTGCGGCGGCGTCCACCACGAGCACGACAAGCCCCGCCTGCTGGCGGCGGGCGAGTGGTGCGCGACCGCCGAAGGCGATGGCCGCACCGCGGGCTTCCATCTCTCGGCGCTCTATTCCCCGTGGGAGACATGGGCCGAGATCGCCGCCGAGCATGGCCGCGTCCGTAAGGATCCCGCGCGCCTGCAGGTCTGGGTCAACACCAAGCTCGGCGAGTCCTGGGAGGACCAGGCGGGCGACACGGTTCCGGCCGACCCGCTCATGGGGCGGCGCGAGGACTGGGGCGAGGCGCTGCCCGCCTCCGTCGCCGTGCTGACCGCGGGCGTCGACGTGCAGGGCGACCGCATCGAGGTGCAGATCCTCGGCTGGGGCCGCGACGAGGAGGCATGGGTGATCGACTACCGCGTGCTCTGGGGCGACCCCTCGGGGCCACGCCTCTGGTCCGATCTCGACATGGTGCTGCAGGCGACCTTCCCGCATCCCGCGCGGGTCGACCTGCCCGTGCGCGCCGCCGCCATCGACACCGGCGGCCACCACACCAAGATGGCCTACGAGTTCTGCCGCAGCCGCCTCGCCCGCCGCATCTGGGCGATCAAGGGCCGCGGCGGGCCCGGCATCCCGGTCTGGCCGCGCCGCCCGACGCGCACGAACAAGGGCAAGATCCCGCTCTTCATCGTCGGCGTGGACGCGGTGAAGGACGCCGTCTATGCCCGCCTGCGCCTGAACGAGCCGGGCCCCGGCGCCATCCACTTCCCCCGCCGCCTCGATGCGGACTATTTCCGCCAGCTGACCGCCGAGCGCGTCGTCACCCGCTTCGAACGCGGGCGCCCAATCCGCTCCTGGCAGCCCAAGCGTGACGGCGAACGCAACGAGGCCCTCGACACCTTCGTCTACGCCCAAGCCGCCCTGCATGGCCTGATCAGCATGGGGCTCAGGCTGAACGAGGAGGTGGAGGGGGTAAATGGGCCGGCACCGATAGTGAGAAGCGCACCCTCACCGGTGCGCTCCCAGTGGATGAACCGGTAAGGACTCGTCCCCTAGCTTCAAGCCGCGACCAATGAGACGACACTCGTTAAGAGCGTCGATGCAGCGAAATCGCGCAGCAGCAGGGTGCGACGATCCTCGCGCCCGCCTTGCTGCTGGAGGGTTCGCTCCAGTGTCTGCAGGCGCTCATCTCTCTCCGCGTCCGCGAAGAATTGCGAGAATGCCACGACCCGGCCTTCGCTGACAGCGACCGCTTCCTCGACGATAGCACTTTCCATCGGACGCCCCCGGGCAACGAGCGCACGCAGTGCGGATGGCTCTGCTTTCTCGAGCGCGTCTTCGAAGGCGATGGCAAAAGTTGTCTTGAATGGAATGTCTGACAACCCTGCCCTTTCGGATACGTAGGTCGCGTAGCTGTCCTGCGGCGTGTCCGCGAGCAATGCGCGCAAAACGTCCGCGGACGATAGCCCAGACTCAAACATAAACAGCTGCCGGCGCGCCATTGCTGTCGGCAGCGTCAACGTGCTCGCATCTTCGACAGCTACCGCCTCCGGTCTCGCGCGACGAAGCGCGCGCCCCTTATCCAGCTTTTGCAAAAGGGAACGGGCCACGTCTTCGGCCACACCATCAGAAATCGCGCCATACAAGATTTCACGGGCATCATCGGCGCGCCCAAGATCGTCCGCCAGCACCGTGGCGAGCTGGGTGCGCGCGTACGGCTCCTCGGGGAACAGAGCCACTGTCTCGCGCAGGAGGGCTGCTGCCTCTTCCGCTTTGCCAGAATGAACTGTCAGCACAGTAGCGAGCTGGGTCCGCCATTGGATGTTTTCGGGGAACCGCCGGACCGCTTCCCAGCCAACAAGTTCTGCATCCGCAATACGTCCAGTGGCTGCCAAGGCATCCCGCATAAGTGACCAGGCAAATACGTTCACTGGATCGTAATCGAAGGTCACAGTCGCGAGCGACGCGGCAAGCGCGCCCCTCGCCACCTTTTCAGCCTGTGGACCATTCTCAAGGAGCCGCATTCCGATATTGCATGCCGTCCGAACAAGATAGAAGACGTCACCCGTCGTATCGGCATAGCGCCTGTGACCATTCATGAGCGAGTCGATGCGCGGTGCCAGGTTGGTCAATGCGCCGCCGATATCACGCAAGATCGCTTCACGCGACTCTCGGGCGGGCGGCTCATTTGCTCCCGCGCCCCTCAGGGAATGATCCCCGGGGTGGATATCGACATCCTCTCGCCACCAAGCAGCGATGGGAAATGTCGTCTCGGCTCCTTTCGTGCGTTCCGACAGCTCCCGCTCGGCAGCCGTAATGGCGGCTTGGACGCGATCCGTCCAGAAGCCGGCATCCCGCGGGAAGTCACCTTCAAGAATGCGCCATTCCCTCTCGAAAGCTGCCGTGCTCGGCCGCTGTGTCACGGCCCAGCGTGCAAGCCCCTGAAGCGCAAAGTCCTCGTTTGCATCGAAATCATCACCCAGCGGAAGGCGACGCAGCCCCAGGAGGGCGACCCGCAAGTAGCTCGCATCGTACCGTCCCGCGTCACCGCTTTCCGAGCACACCGACAACCAAAGCGGCATCAGCCGGCGCGGCTCTACGCCTTGATCGGCCGCGATGTCCTGGCTGAGCGCAAGGATCCGAAAATACTCGCGGCGCAGGTCAAGACCACGATCCACGACGAAATTCTCAAAGAAACCACTCCACAGAACGTAGCGGCGGTGGAGGTCCACAACAGTCTGCTCGGGCAACCGCCGACGAATGATAGTCACAAGAGTCACGAGTTTAGCCAATTCGATCCGAAACGAACGGCCCTCCTGCTGCAGGAGTGCTGAGCGGAATTCCTCAAGGAGCTCGGCGCAGCCGCGGTCGAAGCCGCGAACGACATCAGAGTCGCGCGGTTCCGAAGCAAGAATTGCGTCGACAGCGTCTTCAGGCTCGGCAGCCGAAAGCCGCCCGAGCGACGCCGTCCCACTTAGGAGAGCCCGAAGTGCGGCCTTCCCGTCATCCCGTAGCTGAGCTTTGTATTTCTCCAAGGCTGAAGGCGTCGCCATGATCAGATCCCGACTTCGCCAAAATCCGTGCGCCCTGTTTCCGTTCGCAGGCTATCAAGGTGACGACCGCGCGCGGCCTCAATGTCAGGAACATCCGCTCCCGACCATTCGACTAGCCGCTTTACATGCCTCCAGGAATAATCGAAGCGGATGTGAAGGATCTCACGCACGCTCGGCTTTTTCGGATTGCGCTCGCGCAGGTCCACCGTGAACCCATGGCTGGTCGAGCGCGGAACGGGAAAAAACGCAGGGTTGTCCTGGCACTCAAGAACGGTCGCCAAGGAGAAACACCGATCAACCCCCTTTGCATGAGCTTGCTTGATAACTTCGTCAGCGGTGTATTCCATCAGCGCAAACCTATACGGCTTACCCGGAACAAACGGGTAATGGTGGTATAATCCAAGACGGTCAATAATTCTTTGCAGCCAGTCCGCTTCCTTTAGATCGTCCGAAACCTCACTCTTGAATGCGGCAAACGAAGGACGCTCGCCCGGATAATTCTGGAACTGATCCGTGAGCGCCGAGAGCCGATGCTGCTCGCCTGTCTGGAGAGCATCAACCAAGCTGCCGAAGTCGAGTCCCCCTTGAGGTTCCAAATGGCGGTCGATCCGCTCGAGGCGGATTATCTTCTGCACTGGCTCCACGGAAGCCGGCAGCAGTGCCAGATCGTTCGTCGCTTGATCGAAGGTCGATGAGGTGTGGCCCCGCGCCAGCCCCTGAACACTATCGACGAAGTAGCTGTACACCACCTCACGGACATCCTCTGACAGCGGCTCGTAGGTCTCCACGTCGTCCCGCCGCTGATCAGAGACGTTTTCTTCGATCAGATAATTGCGGCCGACGCAGCTTTCGTCCACGTCGGATGCCCCGGCGAGCGAAACAGCCGAAGCATTCAGTTCTGATCGATTGAACTGCATGCCGCTCCTCAAATACAACCCCAACACAAATGGGCGCCGGTGCGCCGACGCCTCTAACCTCTATCTATTCGACATCCGAGCCAATGAGAAGCCCATGCAGGTCGGCGGCTCTCCAACTGCCCGCCGACGGTGCGTCGAAGGGCACGCGCATCGGCGGCCCACCACAAGAACCGCAATTCCCAAACATTCCCAATAGCTTGAGGGTCCGTTTCGGGCGATTCTGCCGCCCATGCGGACCTTCCTTCATCGCCTTCTCGGCATCGCGCGCACCCGCGGCTTCGACGCTGCGGGTGGCGGGCGGCGTTGGGAGGGCGCGCGGACGGTCGATGGGCTGAACGCGGCGATCCTGGGGGGCGCGACCACGGCGGCGCGGCGGGCCGGGTAGTATGCGCGGAACAACCCGTGGGTCGCGGCGGCGGTGGACAGCCTGGTCGGCAATGTCGTCGGCGCCGGGATCAAGCCGCAATCCACCCATCCCGACCGGGCGGTGCGAGAGCGGCTTCAGACGCTCTGGCTGCGCTGGACCGATCACGCCGCCCCGGACGGGCTCGCGGATTTCTACGGGCTGCAGGCCATGGCCGTGCGCGCGATGATCGAGAGCGGCGAGAGCTTCGCCCGACTGCGCGTGGCGAGCGATGCCGCCACCATTCCCCTCCACCTCGAGCTTCTGGATCGCGAGCAGGTTCCCATGGACCTGCACCGCGAGATCGGCGGCGGGGCGCGGATCCGCGCGGGCATCGAGTTCGATGCCGCCGGTCGCCGGGTCGCCTATCGGGTCTTGTCCTCCCGCCCGGGCGATCCGCTGGGGTCTCTCCGCATGGACCCGCTCCGCGTCCCCGCCGCCGATTGCCTGCACCTGTTCAAGCCGCTCGCGGCGGGCCAGCTGCGCGGCATCACCTGGCTCGCGCCGGTGCTGCTGCGGCTGCACGAACTGGACCAGTTCGAGGATGCGGCCCTAGTGAAGGCCAAGGTCGCGGCGCTCTCCACCGGCTTCATCACCGATCCCGACGGCACGGCGGGTGGGCTCAGCGGCAGCAACACCGGCGGCGCTCTGACCGTCGGCATGGAGC